ACCATATGAACTGATCCCCCAAGTCAGATTGGTTCATCTTATGCACTCCTCAATCTATTCATAAAGGGGCTTCCCTCAAGGCTGAATGGTAGTGGTGTATTGATAGAATCCTTTGATAACTCAAGAATACACACATACTTATTGCGGTCAATTTTGTGCTGGATCGCAGTGATCAAATAGTTTCCAGAATATAATATGTCCATAGGTTTACCTTCTGTGAGTCCTATCGACGCCGCGGGAAGGTTGAGGACTACGACGAGCCCGACCCTCATGTTCATGTTACCTGCAATTGAGATCTTCAATTGGAATCCGTGTAGGCTGGACAAATAGGCATTGCGTTGCAGCATCCATGTTTCCACCTTCAGCGTGTCGACCGCCACTCTATAGTGTGCATCATGACGCTGATTTTGAGGTACATGCATTCTATCCTGTCGTGCTTGCATGAACGTGCTGTCGTTGGTATGTTTCGTCCTACCGAAAAAATCAATTCCGTCTAGGGTAGAGAACTTGACCTGTTGGTCGAGAGTATTCACGCGCACCAGCTTACTCGCATAGGCACCAGTGGTGATGCTGCGTAGTAAATCAGGAGAGTTGGTAAGTTCATAATCTTCCGCTGACTCCATACGCATCTGGGTATCAGACTTTTCGCTTTTCTCTCGTGTCTGCCCCGCAAGATTGAGAGGCATGAAATTGATGATCTGGATAGGCTCTTGCTGTGAGAGTAATTCGATGGAGGTGAAGTGAAAACCGGTAGTATCCTCAAAGAACACAAATGAGCATCCAGGCGCCGTGCTGGTTCTCGCCATGCGGCACAACCAATTGATGGCGTGGAACGGCGACCAGTAGGGAATCACGATATCAAAATTCCCAACAGTCTGGGTGATTTCCTGGAATGGTAACTTCTTAGAATCAATCTTGAGATAATTGGTTGTGATATCCCTCACGATGGCAGAGATGGTCAGTTGTTTATAGGAGTTTGAAACTCGTGTGGATTCATTGATCGCCAATTCCTCAGAACAGAAGTGTAGAATATAATCTTCCGAGCTAGGAGAAGCTTTTCGACGATTGGTGATCTTGTAGACACGAAACACCTTCTCGATCTTCAGAAGGGCGGAGGGCTTCTTGAGAGTCACCAAAAGGAATTCCCCACCGACGATTGGGAGGATATTGATGAGATTTTGCGTGTCACTAATGAACACACTGCCCGTCATGACATTACCGAACAGATCCTCATAGAGACTCAGCTCTCGCATGACCTCACGGAGATCGACTCTCTGACCTCCCGCACTGACTATGGTTAGGCTAGCGAGATCGAAATCTGTTGATTGTCCAAGACCATCTTGAATAGGCATTATGCTAGTAATCTCTCAAGTTCGGCGACGATCTGTGGAAGGAAGGATTCTTGGAGGAGTTGAATGTTCCTCTTCTCTTCGTTGAGATCTGTCTCATAGGTAAAGTTGTCCACGATTCCACGAGTAGTTGTGACGGTGACTGTTGCGCCACTATTGAAGGTTGTAACCACTGGCACGAGACTGGTCAATGAGGTATACTTCTCTACATCGATGATGAACGTCTCCTGACTTGAGTTTCCGATAGAATCGACCTTGGATAGCGTCATCGTGTAGTGGTGGATCGATCCACTCGCGGCTGCAACCGAACCATACTTGTCAATGATAAAACGCACCAAGTAGGCATAGTCCTTTGGCCAGTCCAGTTGAGGGTCCAGGATATTATTGATCAGTGTGATAACCCAATGATACTTAGGACTGCCATAAATTCGATCTGCTAACATCTCAGGGGTTTCCCCTTCGACGACCTGATAGGAATAGAATATCTCTGTGTTCTTCAGAAGGTTTCTGATAGGTGCAACACGACGAAAGATATCCGTCACCCATTGCAGTTCGCCTGGTTGGGCTGAGGAATTCAGTGAGTAACCAATGTACGGGAAATTCGAAAAATAAGATCCTGGCATTTAGAACCCCTTCTCAACAAGTGCCTTGGTGATAAACTCCAATTCCTTGAATTGCAGTGTCATACGAATATTGACAGGTTTTCCGTCTACATAAAACGCGGTGCCTGAAGGCGCATAGTCCAGAGTAATGTTCTGAAGGACACAGGTTGAGATTCTTCCCATCGTGTTAACAGAGAATTCGATGTCAAACTCGGCGGGAGGAACATAGTAACGACCAATTCCAATACCTGTACCCTCTTTACCACCGAACATTTCTGGTGCTGAGTGAAATTTGAACTGCTTGATAATCTCTTGCACGACGCCGGCGTCTCTAGCAGTCTGGGGAGCAAATAAAAAGTCAAACGTGAACTGGCGAAGTTCGGGGGAGATGTAGATCACGTCAACCTGTGGGTTCACAGCAAGACCAAGGAAGGCGGCCCCAAATTCGGAGCCCTGTCCAGTTGCATCTCCAAAAACCTCAAATGCAGGGCCGGCAGCCGCCTTCAGTTCATTAGACTGTAAGCTTGCCATGACCCCCTCGATTCCACCTTTCTTTGCGGCTTCCGCTGAAGAACGATAGAGAGGGGCGATGGTAGAGAGGGAAGAGGCAATACCCATTCCATTGATACCCGAAATACTCGCATCCTTGTAACCGTTAGAATAGCTCCAGCTTAGTCCATCGGGCATGAACAATCGGATGGCCATTTTAGTGCGCTGTGTCTTTCGACCGAATCCGACGTTTGAACCTTTGAAGTTCCGTTGAAGGTTGCGAGATTGGTTAGCGTTGATCTGTGCTGTCGATTGTATGGGTGATCCTTTTCTTCCGTTGGCAAGCTTCGCAAACGCTCCCTCACTACTACCATTATTGAACGAGGACAAGAGTTGCTTATTGATATAGAAGGTTATCCAATATGGATTGCGTGACGTAGGCGATAAATCACTAGGATATATTAGATGAGTGTAGCTGAAATCGGTCTGATCTTTGCGCCGGGCTATACCTTGTTCCTTGGTTTCTGTGCCAGCAACCGCTTCTAGCTTGTTGAACACTGTACCCACGGCATCACCAACAGCTTGTGCTCCGTTTTTTAGTGTTTCTATGAACCCCGGCTCTGGCATAAATAACCTCCAATGAATGTCCAAGTCTATTTATGTCACCTTAGGAGACGCATGGGAACCAGGAGAACATCACATAAAGGAATTTTCACACCAAAGTTTCCCAACAAATATGTGGGGAACGCAAACAACATCGTCTATCGCTCCTCCTGGGAATTGAAATTCATGCATCAGTTAGATCAAAATGAGAAAGTCTTGTCGTGGGCGAGTGAGGAACTGGTGATAAAATACTTTGATCCTGTCTCTAACCGAATCCGACGCTATTTCCCCGATTTCCTGGTAAGAGCCCTCACTCGTACAGGAGAAATAACGGTCACCATCATTGAAATCAAACCCGACTACCAAACTAACCTTCGAACAGCCCCGAAGCGTACCAGTAGGCAATATCTCCAAGAAGTTCGCGATGTGGCTACCAACCATGCCAAATGGAACGCAGCCGTCGAGTTCGCTAAAAAACAGGGCTGGAACTTCCAGGTCATCACAGAGAAGAATTTCTCTTTCTGAATGCATAAATAGGACCATGGGCACTATTATCACTCGCATCAGAGAACAGGTTGTACAGAAGAACGTGGATACGTCCTCGGCTTTTGGAAGGTCTTGGCTACTCCAAAAGATGGCCAAGCTGAATCCTACGGCCAAAGACCGTATGGAGATCATCAAGGATCGTGAACAACAGCGTACCAGGACGATGATCGGCCGATTCTACTTTTTTATGTATAGTGCCAAGACCAAGGAAGACTTGCCCTACTGGGATCGTTTCCCGTTGGTTATCCCTCTGCAACGCTACCCAGATGGGTTCTTGGGATTGAATCTACACTACATTTACCCCAGGGATAGGATGATCCTCTTGACGCAGCTTAGACGCTTCGCTACAGGGTCCCCAAATGATGAACACACACGATTGAAGATGAGTTACCCGATCCTTTCCGCGATGTCACAGTTATATCGAGCCACACCGTGTGTGAAGCGTTACCTTGCTGGTCATGTGATGTCCAGGTATATCGAAATCCCCCCAGAGGAATGGGATATCGCTGCCACATTGCCAGTGCAAGATTTTAGAGCACAGCTACAGAAGACACAACGCGCGGCCATGAACGAAGACTCACAAACTCGCAAGGCTCGCGGATCGAGCGTTCACAAAGAACAAGTTTGGAAAGACAGCAAGGAGAAATACTAACATGGCGGGTCAACTCAGAGACTTCCTATCATCGATCAGTCGTTATGGTGTTTCTAAGACTTCTCATTATCTTGTCTCTATTCCTGTCTTGTCGAATGATGAGAAATTCTCCGATATTCAGAGGGTCTTGGGGTTGCGCTGTGAGGCAACAGAATTGCCAGGTCGACAGATCGTCTCAAATGATTCACGTACCTATGGACCAACGTACAAGACCCCTTACCAATCTGTCTATCAGGAAATCACACTCAACTTCTTGGAAACAGGATCATTTGTGATTCGCGGGTTCTTTGAATCATGGATGAGTAGCATCTATAATCCTGAGAACAACATTCTCCAATACCCACAGGCATATCGTTACCCTGTCACACTCACACAATATGATGTGACAGATACCGCACCCGGGTTCTCTGTTGCCAAGCCACAAGTGCGAGGTGAAGGACTTGCCGCAATTGCCGTCTGGACCATGCACAAGGCCTTTCCCACCGCGATCAATCAAATGCCTGTGGCTTGGTCGGAAGATGGGTTGCATCGTGTCT